ATTTACAACGATTTCGGTCCCCATCGCTGTGGACAATTCATTAATGAAGTCCAAAATATTGTTACAAAGTACAATTTGTACTCGGGGTTCTCAGTCGGAGCTTCTGATTTGATCGGCAACGATACAGTAGAAACTACGATTGCCGCAGCGCTGGAAAAAGGTCGCTCCGATGTTGCCGATATCATCTCGTCAGTGCACTCGGGAACGTTCCTGAACAATTCTGGTCGCCCAGATGGTGAAGAACTCGAAAATCAAATTATGAACGCCCTCCGTGCAGCTGGTTCTGATGTAGCAAAGAGGATTATGGATAACCTGCCTATCAAGAACCGTATGCGTGAAATGGTTATTTCCGGTTCTAAGGGCTCAGACTTGAACATTGCCCAAATGATGGGATTGCTGGGGCAGCAGTTGATTGCTGGTAAACGAGTACAGTTTACGCTGCAAGACCGTACGTTGCCTCACTTTACTCGCTACGATCACAGCTCGGAATCGCGTGGGTTCGTTGAGAACAGCTTTATCACTGGCTTGCGACCCGCTGAATTCTTCTTCCACGCGATGGCTGGGCGTGAGGGTTTGATTGATACAGCAGTAAAAACGAGTGACTCAGGTTATATTCAGCGCAAGTTGGTGAAGACGATGGAAGATTTGCACGTTGAATACGACGGAACTGTTCGTAATGCGAACGGGGCGATTGTACAGTTTCAGTATGGTGGCGATGGTATTGACAGTATTTGCGTAGAGGCGCAGGAATGTAACTTGGGGACTATGACGCTGGAGGATATATATCGGGACTTTGCCGCTTCCACAGACGATTATGCTGCGGTTGTAAAGGGAGATTCGGAAGGCGACCTGATAGTAGAGCGTATCGTGGAAGATCGGGACTTTCTAGTCAAGCACGTGTTTCGCTACACGAAATCAGCGAAGGTACTTGCACCTGTCAATCTCCGCCGTCTATCTCAAAAGTATATGAACAGTTATGCGACCAAGACAGAATTGACACCCAAGTATGTTGTGGACGAACTTGACAAGCTTTGTTCAGAGCCCTGGTTAGCACATAATAAGGTATTTCACGCACTACTGCGTTACTACTTTGCACCGAAGAAGTCTATCATAACGCTGCGACTCAGCAAGGATATGTTCGACGAACTCCTGCGTGAAATCCGATTCAAGTATACAACTTCACGGGTACATCCGGGTGAGATGGTAGGTACTGTTGCGGCTCAATCAATCGGAGAGCCCACTACCCAGCTTACACTCAACACATTCCATTCAGCAGGTACAGTAAAGGCTAATGCAACACAGGGAGTGCCTCGAATCATTGAGCTTCTCAGCGTATCGCACAATCCCAAGAACCCAATGAATATTATCTATTTGAATCCTTCAGTTGCTACATCGCAGGATTCTACTCTGTCGACAATGAAAGAGATTCAGAAGACTACATTGCGCGATATTACTAAATCAGTTCGTATCTATTATGATCCCAATCCAATGACATCAAGCACAGTTATTCAGGAAGACGTTGAAATTCTTCGATCATATGAGCGATTCTCGGTTACACAGGGAGACGTGAAATGTGTATCGCCTTGGGTTCTGCGTTTGGAACTTGATCGTATGGATATGCGTGCGCGAAATTTGGAGATGACAACAATTGCTACAAGAATCCAAAACAACAAGACGCTTCACGTGTTTGATTGCATTCACAGCGATACTAATAGCCCAGATAAACTGATTCTCCGTATCACGTTTGGAACTGATGTGGTAAAGAATGCACTGTCCCTGCGGTTCATTGAAGATAAGCTGTTGGATACAAATTTGACAGGCGTCGATGGTATCGGGCGTGTATATATCCGTGAGCTGAAGTCGGAGCTTACATACGACCCTGTACTTGGAGGATACAGTGCACTGAAGCAGTATGTTCTGGACGCAGAAGGTACGAACTTGCTAGATTTGTCTACCCTGCCAAATGTTGACCCGATGCGTTCTTTCTCAAACGATGTTCACGAAATTATGGAAGTATTCGGTATTGAAACTGCACGTGTCGCATTATACGAGGAGTTTATGGAAGTATTCAAAGCAGAATATGTTAACTATCATCATATGATCACACTAATTGATACTATGACGTATCCGGGATACATTTTGTCTGCCGACAGATTCGGTATGTCAAAGAGTGACTCGGGCGTTCTTGCTCGCTCATCGTTTGAGGAGACTAGCAAGGTACTGTTTAATGCTGCGATGGCGGGGGAGTTTGATAGTATGAAGGGTGTATCCGCGAACATTATGTTCGGACAGAAGCCACCTTGCGGAACCGGATTCGTGGATATCCTGATTGATGAGACAAAGCTACCGGAAGGAAGCGAAGAAGATGCTCCTATTTATGAAGCCCAGCTTGCAGAAGTGAATACCAAACTGGACGCGGTTGCAGATGGTGTATGCCGAGTAGATGACATTATGATGGAATGGTAAACTCAGAACATCTTACGAAGGTATCGCGCAGCGCCCATCATAGAACTCGAACCCGGACCTGGTTCAGTGAACGCATAATATGGCAAATATATAGGAGCGAATATGAACGCAATTGACGTAAGAAATGCAGAACCATTGCGTCTGTACGCAAGTATCGCCGCACTAATTGAAAGTAAGATTGTCAAAAGCCACCTGATTATATAATAAATCATATCACTCGTAGAAGTAGACGCGGGCGGAGCAGTGGTAGAACTATCATCTGCCATTTGCTATATATTTGTATTTTAAACTACGTTATTTAGTGAAACCGTGATAAATGTAATATAATGGAGATAGTACGAACGCGAGACCTGCAAGTATTATACTGCTATGAGTATTGTATGCCAACCTAGCAGCGCCTACTGTAAATATAACTAACCACAACAATAGAGTTGGGACGATTATAAAGATCGCCATAATTATATACCCTATATCTCCCGTCTTGTCCCTATTTTCGCCGAGAATGAAATCCATCTATCTTAACTACATACTACTATTTTATCGAACGGTATATTTGAAAACATATTAGGATTTTTCTATAACTACGTTATTCAGTGAAACCGTGATAAATGTAATAGAGTGGAGATAGTATGAAAGCAATAGTCCCTAATGTCATACTGCTATGAGTATTGTATGCCAACCTAGCAGCGCCTGCTGCAAAGATAAATAACCACAACAATAGAATTGGGAGAATTAATAAGATTGATAATACTAGAAGCGCCAGCATTTACCTTTAACTAGATATTACTATTTTATCGAACGGGATATTTGAAAACATAGTGTCGTCGTGGGATTCTGCTAAATATACTATAGGAGTCCAGTTTAAAAACTGTTCAAAGAAAAGCCACATATTTGCTTCCCAAGTAAGTATACCATACTGTTTTGTGATGCGTAAAAAGTAATCTTTATAAAGGTTATCAAAATGTATAATAGATTGTATATCGCCAATAAAAAATCCACCACAATATCTCCAATCTATATTTGAAAAATCGACGAATCGTCTAAGAGGATATATACCAGTTACAGCCAAGAAAGAATCTTTTAGCTTCACGGTACTCAATTTATGAATGATTTGCTGTGTGTTTTCGATATCTTTTATGATATGGAAAATTCCAAAATCAATCCAGGCAAAATGAGTGGAATTAAATACATTATTATGCACCGACTTTCTCATTAATTCTGTTTTTGAATTGATGAAAGTCAAGAAATTATAGGTATCTTTGTCACCATTTCGAACAGCAGGGAGCTGAACATTGATAGTAGATAGCTCCTTGTACGCACGGGAATCCTCCAAACGAATTGACTCTACCACAACTCTATCAGACGAGAATCTATCTTTAAACATATCATAATAATCTGGACTCAAATACACATGTAAATTTATATTTGAGTCAATTATATGTTGAAATAACGATACGTATGTGTCTAATTTACGACAAGATGGACGTTCTTCCTTCATATTGAGGAACGCTGTCACAAATGTAAGTCCCATTTATGATACAAAATTCAATACGTGAAAATTACCAAGACCAAGAACCTCCAAATCCACTCTGGTAAACAGCAAGAGAATTCGGGAACAAACGATCTAAACAATCGCGTGTTAAGTTACCGTTTGCATCGACACAAGGATTTTCAATACCTTCACGGTAGTCAGAATCTCCGGTCATAAATGGGTATATTTTTTCACTATCAATCACGTGAATTGCATCGCCATCCTTCATTCCTAATCGGAAGAAATACGGACCGGTTTCTCGGTTAATATGCTTACTTTCAAAATCGATATACTTCAATGTTTCGGGATGTAGCAGGCGTTTCAGAACTACACATCCTGGGATACAAGCAAAGAATCCGTTCGACATATAATAGCTGTCTGCGCTCTTACATTCCAACCCACAAGGATCCTCGTTTGCTACAATTATATCTACATCCTTCGAATGTTCGTCGATATAATCGCAAAAACGGTCACTAATATCAAACAAAGAATCTAAGTACACACCTCCAAAACGATGCAGAATTTCGTAGCGAGCAAGATCGGCAATCTGCGCATATCGCGACTGTTTATAATTCTTTCCCATTTCAAGTGATTCTTGGATTGAATTCCAAGTTAGCGGTAAATTAACGGCAGTCATTTCAGGATTCGTCCATAGTTTATATACATAACCATTCCGCTTTGCAACTTCTTCAACTCCTTTCATCAAATTGTATCGCACGGATGTCGTTTCCAGCGGGTTGCCAAACCAAATTTGATGAATTATCTTTGGAACTTCTTTTACTCGCTGAACGTACAATTTCTCCTTAAACATATGGTCTCGTTCTACAGGTTTTAATAAGTGTTCATTTCCGTCGTGTATCTTGTTTGCAATATCCTGTGTTTGGCTATAAAAAATCATCAGTTCTCGCTTTACCTCTGCTAATGCGCTAAGAAGTGGCTCACCTATTTCAAAAGTAACCGCTTGTGGGAAATAGTTTTTTACCATACGATGTACCTTTTTATGATGCTCGTGACCATACTCGCCTTGTTCGTTGTGTGTTAGAACTATCTTCCATTCTTTGGCAGCTAGTTCTTTCAGTCCCGTTTCAAAGTCACTGTTATCGTATAACGCATCTGCTTCGTCGGGGTCATCGGTATACACATCATCAGTATCGTACATCTTATACTGTGTTACATTCGCGTATGACATCGTTCGGAAAAACTCGGCAGCTCGTTCATCGTTGTACTGGTGTGTCGAAACGACTACTAGCCACCCGGGCTCACTTAATAAATTTGCACCTCCCCACAGCGTCTCGTCGTCGGGGTGGGCTACAATCATAAGTTTATCCGGTTCCATTATTTACTCATAAGAGGAATACTTATAGAAATATACGATGGAACACAAGTATGACTCCGTGGTTACGTCAGTCATAGTTGCGTTTCAAGAACGTGCCCGCATTGGTAAATTAAAGTATGGTACAGATTTGGATCGCAAGGATCTATCTACTCTCGAATGGATTCAACACGCACAGGAAGAACATATGGATGCTATTCTGTATTTAGAAAAGTTGAAGCAGGAGTTTAGTTCGAAAGCTTCTTAGTAATATTGGCGGGGTTACTAGTTACTATATGCTAATCCCGCCATCCCGCTCATAATGCGCAGGATGTTGTAGTTAATCGCGTACACACGAGCATTCCAAATATTGTCGGATCCTTCGTCGACCGCATAGTCGCCGCTCATATGCATCACGATAGTAGCGGTATCGATGCGAGAGAAGTTGCACGCACCGGAAGGCTGGCTCTCTTCGGGCTTGAGGGCGAATGAATATGAGTAAATCGCCTGGTGAGACTTGGGTGCAGAACCGACAGACGTAGCTCCACCAGTTTGCACCGGAGATTCATCAAATCCTTGAGGCTTCATTATGCCCGTGTGATGCTGGAATGGCTGTACCATATTATAATAGCTACCACCACGACGATCCAGGCGATCCTGACCGTTGAACTGGAGCCACATCTCGCGAACGGGCTGGGTGAACTGAGAAGTGCTGGTAGTGATGCTACCGGCATCATTACTCGCCTGATTCATATACGTGTAGGTGAAAGGTGTTAGACGCTGTCGATCTACAGTAGCGGGCTTGGGGCGGGGAACACCAGCGCCATCTGTTCCGGACTCTAGGGCAGTTGAGCCGTTCAGCTTATCTGATATCTTGCAGTTAGTGAAGCGATCGGGCTGGACAACCCACACGAGTTCCTTTACGGGGTGGTTAAATGTCAAATCGATGCGAGTTTGGGAGCCACCGATTCCCTTCTCTTCGTTGAACTGCACCTGCTCAATCAGATACTCGTGCGACTCCTGGGCCATACGGCGGCGCTCGTCAACATCGAGGTAGATGTAGTCCACATAAATAGCGGCGGATGTCGGGTTCGGGGGCAGAGGGTTGTCAGTGAAGGGAATCATATAAGCAGACACGGATTGTGCCTTGTTCCACTGGATGTTGATCTTGACCTCGTGATACTGAAGGGCGATCAAGGGCAGCGCGGCACCGGGATTTTTTGTATAGAAGAATGGCAGGGGCACATAGACGGGAAATGCAGCAGACGGCTGCCCGGATACCTTCATACACGAACTCGCAGTTGGAAACTGGTATCCATAAACGCCACTGCGAACAGCCATAGGCGCGCCAGCGGAAGCAGCCGAATCACCGCCCAATCCCACTAGCTGGTATAGCTTGTAACTCTTGTTGTAGTCGGAACTCAGCACGTCCCACAGATACAGCCACTCACTGTACAGACGGTCAATCAGCTGTCCACCGATTTCAAGTTCGATCATATCGAGGAGCATATACCCCAGGCGACCCTGCTCGTTGTTCCAGTTAACCTTCGGCTGTGAATTTCCGGGGTGAAAAACAGGCAGCACAACGTCGAGGTACGTCGAATATACTAAATCCGCGTGGCGTCCCAGAGTCGCGGTCTGCTTCTGCCCCCACATAGGCACACCGGTCAAATTAACGCGAAAAGGCTCCATCGCGAAATTAGTATGGCGCTTGTAGAGACCCTTCCAGAAGGTAATTTGCGGATTAGTGGTCAGGTATGCATCTTGCGCTCCGTGAGCTACGAGTTGAAGTAAACCGCCACCCATTTCTGTTTATATGTTACTCAGACTGATTTTTTTAGCGACGAGCCGTGCGACGACGACGACCACCCACAGGGGACGAGGAGAGAGCAGAGCCGCCCTTGTGCTTCTTGTACGTCTTCTTCGCCTCCTTGATAACCTTCTTCAGGCCATCACCCTTCTTGTACGTGCCGCGGGACTTCATCGTCTTCATTGTCTTCTTGACGTGCGTGAGCCAATGATTCGCCATTTGTATATTTTATAAGCGAGATTTTATACCTTGAACATCAGACCTCGCAGCCCCATTACCACATCATCTGGAACGCGTTCTTCCATTGGTATTCCCGTCAAACAACAGTAATGGAAGTATAAGCAATAAGTTCCACACTGACTATCTTTATACTGATGTCTCGTCTTGTTGTATGTTAACTGCATAGGCTTTTTGTGTTTGTTGAGTGCATCCCATTTGACCTTCCAGCGTTTCATCAGCGTTTGAATCTCCTTTTCGGGACGCTGTGCATACGAATCAAAATATGTGAATCGCGGGTATTCTAGCTCTGGGCGTATATCGCAAAATACTGCAACCCAGTGCTCGCCCGGTCCCGTGCTTACGTCTGTGTTAAAAACAATACCTATTTGCGTCTTGCCATCGTTTGCAAGTTTCTCGATATCCATCGAGCACAGCGCACTCACCAAACACTGCCCGGTTTCAGACTGCGCATCAAAATCAATCGGAAACGTCCCGATATGTTCGTAGTTAGCAAACAGTCGTTCGAACTTTTTCTCAAGTTTTTCGATATCGTCACTCGACAGCCATTCTTCCGGATTCACCTTCCAGTCTGCAGGTCCACGGGGTTTTTGCAGAAGAGATGTCAATATACATTCCGCTCTGCCAGATTTGCACTTCTTATGCAGACGCGTGCGTATTTCATTCCAAGAATCACCAGCCGGTATCGGTCTTTCCTGTGGATGTTCTGAATTGTATACTGTTCGCAGACGTTCGATCGCCCGCTCATCCAAGTACATCTCCTTACTTTGAAAACGGATTTAACTTTTAGATAAGATTATGTGTAGAATCTAAAATGCTCAATTCTCTAAAGTCGCACATCCAGTCGTATCGTGACATCGATAGCAAGCTGCAGGAATTGAATACAGAAGTGTACAAGTTGCGGAAGGATAAAAATGAGGTTGAGTCCAGTATGGCGAGTCTACTGCAGAATCCCGAGTTTGAATCGATTAATATGCTCCAGCTGAAGGAAGATGGGTCTACTATTCAAATTCAACGTCCAAACACTTGGTCTAAAGCGTGGACACTGTCAAAGAAGGATCTGCACAAGTATATGCGCGAGTATTTCGAGAAGACCCCCAAACCGAATCCTGATGAATGCTATCAGTACATCACTCAGGAAAAGTCAAAGACGCTAGTTTCCAATGAGTTTTCTTTCACGCGAATTATACAGAAGCAATCATAATGGATCAACAATCGCCTATTCCCGGTCGACTTCAAGAAACCATTGAAAATGCCAAAAAAATGGCAAACGAGAACACACGCCTTCTAGCAATAGAACAAGCTGCCACAGAAGCAGCCCCAACATATACTGGTCGCAAAAGTTCCCGGTTACAGCAAGCCGAATCGGAAACTACAAGCGCTTATGCAAAAACCCTACAACAGATGATGGGTGAATCAGACCCCAAACGTACTGGATATGCACCACCTGTAGAAACTCGATTCGGAACGACAGAAGGTATTGAGGACATATGTAAAGTAAGTTTAACACCACTTTTAAAGCAAATTTTTGGCGACAGACCTGTCGAAGAATGGATGCAAGAGACAGGGCAAACTGCACGTATGATTTATGATCTAACGAAGGGTGCGGCACCTCAATGTATTGCAGCTGGAAAAACAGTTGAACCTGGAGTTACACCGTGCTGGTTATGTGGAATGCCATTTCCTGCTGTAGGAGCTGAAGTTCCTCAACTCGAACCGATTTGCGATCACGTTCTTCCTGTTGCACAAGGTACCTTTTTTCTTGAATTGTACTCTGCATCAAAGATCCGGTCAAAACCTCTGGATCCTACAATTCCTCGTCCATCTCCACTTGATAAAGTATTCACACTCGAATATGAATGGGCTCATTCTATATGCAATAATGTGAAGGTACACGCAATGTTTATGAAAGAAATGAATGTAGGTGGAAATCCGAAGTGGGCACCAGATACAGTTTCAATTCGAAAATTATTAACAGGTATTTGGGGACGCGATAACCAAGCTGCGGCTGCAATCAAGTCATATGCAGTTGCCGAATATTTACGACTGAATCCTGTATATACACGTACTCCAGTCAATAATCCAGAACTTCAAAAGAACGCAAAAGACTTATGGTTTCAAAAACAAGAGCGTTCGATTTCAGAACGCATCCTGGAAATCACAAATTTTATAAACGATGATAAATTCGGCAATCTGCGCAAACTCGCAGGATGGGCTTCGTGTGTTGATCCTAAGAATGTAAAGGGTAGTTTTTTGGAAACAGTCTCTAAAATAGCAAAAAACAATGAACCCAGTGAGCAATCACCTGCTAAACGTATGAGAGCAGCTGGAACGATGCGTCATAAAAAACGAATTCAACGAACACGGCGCAGAAAACACTAAAATGTATAATCCATACAATCCGAAGAACAGGCTACTCAATCAGAAAATCATCCAAAATGTTTTAGCATCACACGGATGCCAAAATGTTACAGTTCGGAATGTGAACCTGTTCCAGACTGCAATGGTACACTCATCATACGTAAAGCGATCAGAATACACAACACCAACAGGAGAATCAACAGAACTTCATCCTCGCCCTCCGAATTGTTTGGATCTATTCGATGAATCATATGAGCGGCTTGAACATCTTGGAGATTCGATTTTGGGGGCATGTGTTTCTACTTATTTAATGGATCGATTCCCATCTGAAAATGAAGGATTTCTTACTGATCTAAAGAAGGAAATTGTATGCAATGAAACACTCGGTCAATTAAGTCAAAAGATTGGATTGGACGCGTATTATATTATTTCCCGACATAACGAGGACATTTGTTCCGGTCGCCTGAATATCAAGAAATTGGGTGATATTTTGGAAGCATTTATCGGTGCACTATGGATCGATACGGATCATAACTTTCAGCATATGTATTCATTTGTAGTTTCACTCATCGAAACTTACATTAACATCCCGAAACTGTTACTGAATAATCGAAATTTCAAAGAACAGTTTCAAAAGCTTTACCAGTCTATCTTTCACGCAACCCCCACATACACAATGCTGTCATTTGAAAATGGTATCTACAAAATGGCAGTAAAAGATATGAATGGAGAGATTGTAGGTAGGGGAGACGCGTCAACGAAAAAACAAGCAGAACAGTTTGCAGCAAGGGAAGCGATTACACATTACAAACAGTATAATCATTAATATATGTCAGCAGTTGTAGTGTGTGTATGCCTAAATGGTGAATATAAATATTTAGTCGGAAAAGAGTCTGTTTTTTTACGAGATACTGTATCTCGTGATGTGTTACATCCGTTTGAACACGTTAAGTTACCGACTAAATTAAACCCTAGTGCAGTGCACGGCTACTTTAGTGAAATCGCTAGGCAGCTGGGTGTTATTCATAATAGACGTGTTCAGTATGACACACCAAAATACAATCCAGAAACAGGAGAAGCAAGTGTTCGATTACGCGTATTGAATATCGTTGGATATAAATATGGTATTACGAAGGGGGGTATTGAAGATGTAGACGAATCTGATTTAAAAAACACAGCTATGCGAGAATTCAAAGAGGAGGTTGCAGATATAGACATTCCGCCAGAGCGGTTCATATTAAAAGAGAAGGGACACCGAAACATATACGAACTTGAAGTTTCAACATTCGAATATATTCAAATTATGGAGGAAATAATAAATCGATACGAAACACTATACGGTGAACTGTTTGGTATTCGATTTTTAACTAAGGTAGAAATTACAGCAAAGTGGAGTATGTTCAATTCGATATCAAAGCAAGCATTAACACTGTGCTTTAAGACACAATAGAAAGCGTACTCTTCTGAGCACGAGGAATACGTCGCATCAGTATTTCCTTCTGCGTTGTACTCGTTGTTGACATCATATCACCACCCTCCGGAATTCCTTCGATTGAACGCAGAAAATCCCCAACCTTCTGCGGCTGATCTGCAAAATGCAGAAGAAGCTGTGTCCTCAAAATATTCCGCTTGAGAGGTGGACGACTAGTGCGAACACTCCGTGAAATGTTACCCACGCCACTTCCTTCCAGTGAAAAATTATCGACCTGATTGTTACGCATAAACTCCAGAATAGAATCCGAGAGCACTGTCTTCTGATCCCGAAGTGTTTTGATGTTATTCCGAAGCTCGCGTTCCTGATCGTCAAGTGCAATCCACTTCTTCAGCGTGTCACGAACCTGATCCGTGTCCATTAATATATTCATTCTTTTTCGTTGAAAGTCGTTTTATTTTTGAATAAAAAATATATGGGCGAGACATCCGAAAAAATTAGGTGGAATTCACAGATTGAACGTATAATAGCCGAGCAAGGGGAAAGAGCGCTTTGTTACTGTTGGCTGCACAATCATTCTGAAAAGTTGTATTCTGCGTACTACAATTACATCGCTCTCCCAACTATTATTCTGTCTACTATTGCGGGTACAGCCAGTATAGGGTCGCAAACATTATTCGACGATCCAGTTATATCCAGTGTTAGTATTGGAACAATTAGCCTGGTCGTTGGCGTCCTAAACACGGTATCAACTCACTTCGGTTGGGCAAAACGGTCGGAGGCGCACAGACAGACGGGAGTCGCATATTCAAAAATTCACAGATTTATTTTGGTCGAATTATCATTACCTCGGTCGGAACGTATGCAAGCTGGAGATATGTTGAAGGTAGTTCGCGAACAGATTGACAGATTACAAGAAACCAGTCCTCAAATACCGGATTCAGTTATTTTGAAGTTTAAACGTACATTCGGCGAAACAACTCCAGATTTGAGTAAGCCTGAAATTACAAATGGGCTGGATCCAATTATAGTGTACGTTGAAGGTTCATCTCCGGAAGCGTTTAAAACTTCCAGCGTTTATCACATTCAAGACAAGTCACAAACGTTGTCATTGGCTCGTCCGCGGATCTCGTCTGAAGCTGATAATAGTCACACTTCGTCTTCTTCCGACAGCTCGAACACCACATAAAGATAGCTGCATTTTGAGATGACAAGTATAGCTTCTTTTCTTGCTCGATAATTCTTTCAATTGCGTCTTTCCAGCGGGATGGGCACAAATCGATAGATGTCATATCTGCTACGTGTTTCAAATCAAACTCACAATTTTTAAGCTTCTCCAGAATATTCTCATCATTTTTTACATAACTATTCAAGCCCGAAAGATTCTCGTACAAACTAATTGCACGGCTACGATACAAGTTCCAAAACGTACGATTACTCCAATCGATATCGATACTATCCTTTCTAGCACGATCTACTAGCGATCGAAGCATATGCATTTCAAACTCCGTAGCCATATCTTCAGAACCAAACAGTTCAGTAAAATTCGATACAACCTTTTCACGAATTGCACACGGGATAAATACGTTCTTCGTTTTTACAGTTACCTGTTTTACTGGGCGCGCTGCAACAGGTACCGGAGCAACCTCTTCTTCCTCGATCGTCGACGTGTCATCCAAGTCGTCAGTTTCTTCGTCGACTTCTTCAATATCTCCGTCTTCGTCTTCATCTACCGCAAACGTCCACTCCTGGTACAGTGTTTCATAGTCGTCTGCGCGGATGTTGGTATACGCAGAAATAGGTTGGTCGTACTCGTCCTGATTTTCACTTTCGGTTGCAAGAATTATAATTGGACTGGAATACGTATCTTCGTCAAATGGGGCGGGGAGCATATGTGTGTTTTCATCCTCATCGCCAGTTGATGCGAAAATAGAAAGCCAACGAGTCTCCTTCATCGGGTCTTGAAGTTTTCCCTGAAATTGAATATTTGCATTCTTATACTTTTTACGAATCCAATCAAGAACATCCTTTGTCTTTACAGGAATTTGAACGTCGCCTATCTGACCATTTAGTGCAATTGCTACTGCGTAAGTCATTCTCTGTTATAGACTAATCCTACTAGCTTTATGTCCGTTTTCCATTTTTGAAAACGGATTCTTCTTCGCCATAATATGTATAGCAACAACCAAGATGTCGTATATTCCTCCTCATTTGCGCAACAATAAGAATGTGGAAAAGCCAGTTCTCAAGCAGGACGATTTCCCCGCATTGAGTGTCAGCAAAACTAAGTCGCAGTTTATTCCCAAGCGATCGTTTGCAACTTTGGCGAACGAGTGGTCGGAGGAATCCGAATTTCAAAAGCAAAAAGAAGAGTCTCGGAAGGAAATTGAACTTCGAGAGGTTCGTAGGAGAGAATCTGCTATTCGCAATTTGGTAACTTTTAACAACATCAATCGAACTGCAGGTGAATATTATCAACAGGAAACAGAGTCGATTCAACAGTCGTCGGATGATTGGACAACTGTCAACCACATAAAACTAAAGCGCGAGCTGAGTGATGAGGCGCGTATAGAGCGAGAACTTGCGAGAGAGGAAGAGGAAAAACGTATGAAAGAGGAAGATAGTATGTGGGCTTCTAATACTCACGATGATTGGGACTATCGCGATCGCCGCTCAACCTAAAGCACGGATAGCAGATCTTAAAATACGATAATAGTGTGCCATTTGGGTACCAGAATTTTTATCTTGATATAGCACATTTCTATCCGGACTGATTGCCACAACTACGATCGTAGGAACGACTTGTACTCCAAACCGCGACGCGTGACCGTCTGGGTCGTCTTGGACATTTACACTCATCCAGCCGACATTTGAAAATTCATCTTTTAGGTCATCAATTGCAGGCTTGATAACTTTACACGGTCCACACGTCGGTGACCAGAAATGATATGCAGTTACACTCATTCTTCTTTATTATTATCTACAATAATGTGTGAAGATGCTGTGAGCCTATACTGCGTCGTCTTACGAAGTGTTTGCTTGGTAACTTCTGTTCCGTTTTTCTTACAAGTTTTGATGAAAGCAGAAAGAACTGCATTCTTCAGAGCATCTTTATCGAGTGAATCCAAGTTGTTCATACACCAAGTAACAAGCTGCGATTCAGGCACAGGTGGACCCATAAGCTTCAAAGGGCATCCTTCTGTTTCAACAATTTCAGGGGTTGCATTTACGGTTGGATCCAGCACAGCAACTGCCATTCTGTCGACAATTTCGTTATTTTTGCTATGCTCATCAGTTCCACCAGTGTGCGCTCTTACGTGATTAATAGTGTAAGATTGAAAGCACACCAGTTTCTTAGAGATAGTTTCGATCAAATCCCGATTTGCAACCGGCTTCCCTTCGGCAGTTTTCCAGCTATTACGCATCCAACCCAATATCCACTTTGTCAAACAATTCTTGCAATATTCGGAATCGGTATACAAATACAGGTCAACTTCATTCGCATCGAAAGATTCAATGGCTTTTTCAATCGCATTTTGAATAGCAAGTAGTTCCCCACGATTATTCGTTTGCGGTTGATCATCCGGCACACGATCTGCGCTTGATAAGTTACGATGCTCTGGGAAATAGTATGCCCACGACGCTCTTGCACCGGAACGACCGTTTTTGGTGCAAGCTCCGTCGGTATACGTAATCACCTTCATATCTTTTCTATACGTGGTGTGTGAATATACGTAGGAATTCGTTTCGTAACACACCGACTCACAATCGCAGGTTGAAGTTGTGTTGGATCTTCTATATGAAACCAAACGCGACATTTGAATGAACGTTGCTCCAGTGAACGCCGCAACACCTGTTGACACGAAAATGTTAAAAATTCAGAGTGCAGTACCAACAGTATTCTAACACGCGCACTGCTTTTCCGTGTAATCCAAGTTTCAAACCAAGGCGTGAAAGTTTCGACGGAGTGTATCCTGGCTGCGTCAATTTCTTCAAATTCACAAGAAGTAGTATGCTTTAATTTATACGAACTCCAAATATCAAGAGTTTGTCGATCATTTAGCGGTTCAAACAACAAATAATGAGGCGGTGGAAACATTAACGACATTATATACTTAAATATCTTACCATCTATACGGATTTGACCTTCTTTGTCTTGCGAAACATACTTGCAAATCCAGGCACGGCCGGAAACTTCTTACCCGAAACGCTATAATCGGGACGAACAATTCCACGACTTCCGGTCTTTACATAAGAGGGTGGCATAACCATCGCAGACGCCTTAAATGTTGATTTTTTAAATGTTTTATTGAGTGCGCGGACTACGGATTTTGCTTTTAGTTTTGATGGTAGTAAATGCTCACTTTCAACCATACCATCATCCTTAGCTGATTTATGTGATTTAGCGCCAGCTTCTACAAGAATTGGAGCAATTTCGCGGTACAACTTCTTTGCCTGGGGTACAGTTGAAAACATAGCGACCGATACGTATGTAGACATTTGTATCTTGGTGAGATTCTACTTGCGAAAGATAAAAAATATGTAAATGAATAAATGCCTTTATTTGGTAAAAAGAAGACGGTAAGCAAGACTATGACGATTGATGAAGAAATGGCACAGCTTGAAAAGCAGTTAAAAGAGTTGGCTGTACAGCAAGGTATAATTGATGCCCAACTTGGACGTGAATGGGGTGCTAGAAACTCTGCTTCGGAAGACGAAGAGCTTGAACGAGAGTTAGAAGAACTGATGAAACAGAGTGGAAAAGCACGTGGTGGAGATAGAGTCGCACAGCTTCGTGCAATGGTATTAAATAGTATTCAAATGATCAAAGCTTTAGACAAAAATCCACCGACACCTGAAAGTGCCGAAGCTAGAAAACGACTACTTGAAACGGCAAAGCGACTTAACGCTGAACTTGCACGCCTGAAGTCTGGTGCGAAACGCAAGCGTTCTACGCGTCGGAAGAAGGCGCGACGATCTTCTTAATTGGGATACCACCATCTACAATGTACAATGAATTTTCAGTCATCACGATGTAACAAGTTTCGCACTTGTACACGTTCTGAATTGTCGACGTATACTCACTGTCAGACTTAACTAAAAACTTAGTGTTGTCTGGCTGAACTCCAATACAACACGTTTTTTCCACACTCTCCCGATAGTAATCTAAATAAATTGGTTTATCTTGGTCAATCGCCACATGTGATGCACGAAGGAGAACGCTCGCAGATGGTAGGCTCATTTATTCTATATACTTCTCTTATTGAACTAGATTGAACGCATCTTCAAGCTTGAATCGCGATTTCATAGTCAAAGACGGAACTGTTGTGCGCTCCAGTTTCAAAATCAGTCCGATGCTTTCCTTCAAATAAGAACGCAATCCTGTAACTGGCTTAGTGAGCTTTCCTGTCTCATACAGAAATACTGCAAACTGGTGCGCATTTTCTTCAGTTTGGGGGGATACCGGTTGTTTCACCATATCTACAAGCTCGTTCACAATATCTTTCAGTCCGTCTTTCACACACTCTTCACTAACAATATTTCGAATATGCAGCTCCATCATAAACTTCGCATACCCTCGCCGCTTCTCCTTCTGTTTTGTACATTCAATTACCTTATTATCAAAATCTGGGTCACTACTATGGGGAAACGTCAACGTCTCGTTGATATTGTACAAAGTACGAAACATCGCAACCTGTGCTTGAATATCTTCTTTAAGCTCGGGGATTTTGGTCGATATACGATTTGCACATTCTGCCATCACAGCTGCAAATGCGTGTTGTGTGATTGCTTTGTCGAACAGAAGCGTTGCTACGCGGAGCCGAAATGACTCGTCTCGCTTTTGAATGTATCCGACTGCTTCGTTTGATAGCTTTTCGAGTGAAGCTAAAGTAATTTTGTTGAAGATTGCAAATATTTCGGAGTATTCTGGATCCTCTCGCTCCCTCACGCGACGAACTGCATCTACCAGCGCTTTCTCCCGCCAATTATCCGGCTTGCGATGATGCTGGCGATTTGCCGGCTTGTGGAACGGCTTGAATACCATAGGGGTAATTCGCAGTTTTGCGATATTATCTTGTATAATTTGCGGCAGTGCAATCTTAGCCATACTGCGCAGAGTATACATATCGAGTGTGGTTACCGCCATTGTTTGTACTCGGATAGTATGTTAAAAACGAATCCGTTTCCAGTTAAACAATAGTGTGCGTGATAATAAACATAATGAGGGAACTAGAGACCACACGATTCACTTATTCGTGGATGCTGTGGTATCACGATCCCGAAAATAAAGACTACTCTCTAGAAAGCTATCTGCGGGTTGCAGATATTTCGACTCCCCAACAATTTTGGGCTGTTGTCGATTCTATACCCAAAGAAGCGTGGGAATCGGGGATGTTCTTCTTTATGCGCAGAGGATTCAGACCTCTTTGGGATTCTCCCGAAAATGAGGCAGGTGGTTCCTGGTCTAAGAAGATAGAATCTACAGATGTGTATTCTACGTTCGTAGATTTAATGGTTAACTGCGTCACAAATGAAACTTTGACGTCTAGACCGGAAACACTTGCAGGAGTCACCGTTTCACCTAAAGGACCGTTTTCTATCCTTAAAATTTGGAATACCACAACTGCTGTTTCAGAAAAGACTGTAATTAAACAGACAATTCGTGGATTCACTATTGGTGACGATGTTACGTTTACGGCACATAAATCGCGTCCCAAGTAATATTAATGGAGAAAACTGTTGAGTTAATGGAAAAGTTCACAAGATTCGCGTATAAATGGATTGCAACAGAAGACGAGATACTAGGTGAAATCATATATACATTGCATACATTCGGGTCTCTCACACTTCTTACGTTGATCGTAATATCACATACAATATATCCTGTTTTTTGGTTCCAGTTTGCTATATTTTGCTTTATATTTTGTATTTGGATACAACATATAATTTTGAACACATGTATTATTACTTGCTTGGAATCTAAGTTTATAAAGAATCACAAGCGGGTTATGTTGATAGATGGACTACTGAAACTTCTCGGGATGCCGGTTACACCCGAAACACAGACCGGTGTGATGTTATTGTGGAGTACTGGTAGTTTAATATTTTTAGGTCTCGAGCTAATCGCCAGATCGGTAATGTACGGGCGCACTATGCTGGGTGGATCTGCTTGGATTTAATTACTGGCTGCAAGGCATCAGTGCAAGCTTAACGTCGCCCAAGTTTGCAACAACGTATCGAATTAGCATAAACCAATCATTTTTCATATGAATTTCCAGGTTATTGCACAAATTTGTACACTTCGTAAACAGCACTAGATGAGGCAGTGAATACGTTCCAGTTACAATCTCGTCGTGTTCCTTCTTCTGAATATTGAAATCATTTTCGGAATCACCCATCATAGTAGTGCGCGAAGCAAAGTGTCCCTTGCAACTGAACGTCAGTGATGGTCCTACATTTTTGATTTCAACCGTTTTTGCCCCCAGCAGAGTCATATCACGACAGATCTTCTGGAAGTCCAGCGATGGCATCGTAACGTGTGCAGAAAATTCAGTTTCGGGTAGCTGGATGTCCGGCTCGTCGCGATCCAGCAGGTTCAACTTATAACGAGTAACCTGCTTCTTCTCGCCGTCCTCGAGTAGTACTCCGAGTGTATTTGGGTCAGTTTGATCCACATAAAATGTTACTGTATCATCATTTGTTGCAGTCTTGATGATACGGTACAGATGATCGGTGTTCACACCAATAACAAACTTATCGGTCGAATTATTGTACGCATACTTTTCAAACTTATCGGAGTGCAGACGCAGGTGAACTAGAACTGTGCGAGTATTGTCCATAGCAACCATTCGAATTCCATCCTTATCAAAAATCAGACTCATCTCCACCAGGATACACTTCAGTGCCTCTATAAGCGTACGTATTGCACCAGTTTGTACAGTTTTCGCCTCAACCACATACTCCGGCATTTTATGTGTTATGAAACCTCTGTTTAAAATACTTCTAATTAATTAGATGTCATCGCGAATTATTTATGTTTTGTGCCACGACGACACAACCGAACAACGAGCTCTGGCAGAATTTAAAAATTACAAATGGGCAAGAGTATATCGATTACAAAATCAGAATTATCTGCTCGAAAGCTTGTTCTATGTTGATCAATTGTTGACACTATACGACGAATGGAAGGATAAAGAGTTTGTTGGAACATTGTCTTACAAATTTTTTCAAAGGGTTAGAGATTATGAATCTTGTAAAATTAAATCACTTGATCGAATATTAGAACAGATCGAAAAGACATCTCCTACTGAATACGATGTAGTATCATTTATGACACTCAAAGGTGGCTTATGGGGTGAGCTTCCGCATTTAGAACAAATAGTATACAGTACAGCAGAATCATGTCGTATGAATATTCTTAAGGGATATGATGTAGTTACTCGAAAAAAGGTATATACAACAACCCCTTTCAAATCTTGGTTTTTTTTCCATAACTATTGGATGTGTACGCCTGCGTTTATGTTACAATATATTCAATTTTTCAAATATCAGTGGTTACCTGCGCTGGAAAGACACCCACTTGTTTGGACACACTGTCCATATGCCGGAGCACTGCCGCGCGAACGTTATCTTGAATTAACAAATGGGCGCGTAGATCACTGTACGTATCACGCATATGTTAATGAGTTGTTACCTGCCATTTATTTCAAACACATGAATTCTCGGATACAATACGTTTAACGCCGACGCTTCATCGTAGAACTCTTCTTCTTTGATACAATACGCCCAGCCTTATTGTATTTTAGGTGAGCCTTTGTCAGCCCACCGCTTGTGTGATGTGCAGTTCCATGCATAACTTGTGCTCGCGAACCAACCTTGCGTGTCTTGTCTGGCATTTAATATGTACTGACAATTTTTGATTTCCAATAGCCAACCGTTAGTTTGTCATAATTAAAATTTCTGTTTCTGAATTCTTCTATTTTTATACGCATTGCATCGGCTGTAACATCGCTCCACTCCTTGACTATCCATACTGGCAGTTCGTCAAATAGTGGGTCTATTCCGCTCGATTTTACAATCGGAATACATCCGAGTGCAAGAGCCTCCCAAGTCCGATGACAGTCCAAACCATTACCGTGAGGCGAGACTACAAACGCGTACCGTGCCATATTAATCCAGCAATTGTTTCGCTGAGTTTTTACAGGTTCATAAAATACCAGCTCTTTCGGTATGGTATTGTATGCATCGGGTCTGTCTTTAACTGCATATCCCATCTGCATAAAAAAGTGAAAGTTCGCGTATGCCTTTACTTCTCGATCAAAAAACGGTCTAGATTGACTTTTAATTTGTAGTAAATCCCGCTCTTGCAACACCGCTGGCTTACGAATCCCCCAGCCGTTGGGGTGTTGCAAGGTGGGCTGTCTCATAAACGTTAACTTTGGAGGTTCGATGTGCAACGAATGGTAATCTACTCCGATCGGAATACGTGTGATTTTCGGGTGGGTGAGAGTGAAATTTTGTGCGAACCAGTGAACTAGTAATGTATTATTGAGTAATGTGTTTGTTTCATTTTCGAAATCGCGAGGCAATGTATAGTCGGCGTTATTGGTTATGAGTTTAAATGGCACTGAAATATTTGGTAGCACGTTTTTTACAAACGCTGGCAGTGCAGGTGGACATACTTGCAAACTGCAATTAGGGTATAAATTTGAGTACCACTGAGGATTCAATCCCGCAAAGTCAGAAATAGGAGTTGGTGATCTATGTGTTGATATTTTTAACAATGCGTATGACCCAACATAATTGCAATGTAGTTCATCCATATTACTATACTATAGTACCATCTTTTAACCCATTTTTAAATGGAGCTACCATATACGTATACAACTCTTGTTTTTCACTATCAGATAGAGTATGTCCTTTAACCGAATTATATATATCACTATATGTTTCTAACTGATTACATCCAGGTGGAAACATTGCAATCCAGTTATCTCTCATTTGGAGCTTGAACCAATACACATCTATATTATACAAATTCCGTCTATTTATTTCATAGTTCTTTATCTTTTCTGTTCGAGGATCTCTTATTAAAGAAAGAATACCTGGTGGTCGAGTATTTAATTTATTGTTCAACCCGGTTTCAAAATTATTCAACAATATATCGTAGTAATGTTGTTTAACAATGTATGCGTTAGTACAAAACGCTATGTGAATTTTGGGAGGAGTCGATTCCATATACAATCCAGTCAGCATACATACATCCCAGTTTGGAGTTTCAGTTACAAGCTTTTCAAGTCGCGTGTAACTATCCGGAACCCATTTCATATCATCTTCCATTATCAACACAGATTTCCATCCTTCGCGTTTTGCCTTCTTCAGTATTTCAATATGCCCCATCGCACACCCTACAATTCCTACTGCGTGCTTTATAGCCGAGAAGCGTTCAGTTTTTTCAAGTGGTATTCCCGCTTCCTGAAAAAAATGATTCATAATTTGACGCCGATCTTCGCGATGATCTAAATTAATATACACTGCCTTATCAAGAAAGTCCCACATTATTATTCATAATCTTGTTTTTAAAGCAACCGTGTTGAAACGAGTAAGGTGAACTATCAAAATCATAGCATTTTTCAGTTGAATACGTTTTGTCCTTCATTTGTTGAATGAAAATATCAATTGAACCATTGCATGACTCTATCATTTGCTTGCACTGTTCAGCAGCTTCGTGAATAGTTGCAGTTGCATAAGGTAAATTCTCAATACCGTAAGCAAGACCTTTAATACGTTCTGTGAACCCTGTAGTTGTACGTATCCATTCCATTTCAGTATACCCTGCCATAGGATCTTGTATAACAATACAACCACACATAAGTGCCATTATAACTAAAAAACACGCAGGATCGTAACAGAAAAAGATTCTGGTAGTATTGAAGATTTCGATATATTCTTCTTGTGTTTTCAAAGAATCTATATTATATGAATTATTTTTTGATATATTTCGAAGTGAACGTATTAATTGTGGCGTTTTAAGTTCGCCAAATGCACGCGCTCGATTACAATTTTTCGTATAATTTCTACCTTTTTTAATGATGTAACAAGATTTTCTATAGCGATATACCCCTTTATTATATGCACTGGGATTCAAATATACAAATGTTAATCTGTTTATGGGATTATTCAGCTTGCAGAATGGCAAAAAATAATATATTATTTCATTATCCGAAAACGTTTGAATACTAGAATTCCAAGCACCGTAGAGAATCCAACGAACAACTTTTTTGGCATTTAATGGATTGCCTTCGATACCTTCACAATAAATCGCAACTGTATCATCATTTATGTCACTAGTGCTTGCGAAATTATTGTAAACAGAATTGTCAATATTACCGTGTGGTGAAAATAATTTGGTTGGTACTCTCCTATCATTTAATGCTTTTGCTAAATTCAATTGTACCATTATGCCACCATTTATAGTGGATATTGGATCGTGTAGATAGATTATGAAGTTCATTGTTTAATCGATTGCATAATATTTTGATGATAAAACATATGTTTATTTGTATTTTTTAACATACTAAAAAAATTATAAATCGCGTATACTGTCATAGGATCGCGCTTCTCAATTATATCAATGGCATAACTTACGTGGACACCGAAATATGCAGATAATACATATACAATATTGTAGCATAAATTATTAGTACATTCCTTGTAATTTATTAAATATTCATTGCCAAAATTCATTATATGCTTAAAATCATATTGTTTATCGTGAAATTTATTCAATTCAATCATTAATAGTTCGGTTTTGGCGTTTCCAGAGCCACGACCAAATCCTAGAGAGCAGCCGTCTATTATGGCAGCCCCATGTTCTGTAGCTGTTAATGCTTTTGTCGTAGCATTTCCAAAATTATCGTGTGCGTGAAATCCTATTTCGATATTAGTATTTTTAAATGTATCGACAAATAATGATTTTATATAGGGTAGTGTATCCTTTATAAATTTACTATCAACCGAGCCATACGTATCTGCAATGCAAAAATATTTGATATCCGTCTTAGCGATTTCTTCACATATTCTATATAATTGTTCTTTAGATACCTTGTCTATACGACCAACATTAAACGATACGTCATATCCTTTTTCTATCAATAAGTTGGACTGATGTATTCCGTCTAACAGTTGTTTTATATCGAGAACGTCATCACTAACATTTTTACCACCGTGATATGCCATTAGTACACGCACCAGATGAATATCCGAATCTTGTTTATTGCAGAAATCGTCTATATTGAATTCATTAATTGTCACCATAACTGCAAGTTTACATCCTAAATCTATATCTTTTAATATACGGGTTAAGTACTCTTCTGTACAATAATATGTTGCACCATATTTGGTACTATTGTTCTGTCTGTTACGAAATCCAATTTCCATATAATCAACTCCGGCAGAATCGCAAGCTTTATAGCACTCTCTAACTTGTTCGTCTGTAAAATTCCAGTTATTTATATAACCACCATCTCTTATAGTGCAATCTAGTAATTTTACCATATTATATCAGTAAACGATTTAATCCATTTAAGCCCGGAATATGTTTTGCGAATATAGTCAAAGTGATAATAATTTGAATTATTTATGAATACAGGTGTAATTGTAGGAACCTGCATTAATGCGGTAATTCCAGTAATGCTATCTTCAAACCCGATCATTTTATGATCTGGAAAATCTAATTTAACTTTTAAATAGCATTCTGGATTCGGCTTCTTATTCGTAAACATTTCTTTATAATATACTTTATACGCTGATTGCAGTACAATATGTTTGGTTATTAATGTTTCTACAATATCTTTAGGACTATTTGAAACAATAACAAACTTTTGTTTATTCTGCAATATTCTATTTATAAATTGGTAACACCCATCGTTTAGTTTAGTATTAAATTTGTTGGTTTTTATTCCATCTATAAAGTATGCATTTTTCATCTCAGATGCAAATTGTGAATTGAAAATACCCAACTCAATTAAATAGTCCTTAATTCCAGTTTCGCTTAAAACGTGGAATTTTGATATATATGTATCATAATCTATAAAAAATTCATTTGTTAATAACTTCTTTAAGGTGTACATCCAAGATAAATAATGATAGTATTCTGTCATTACCAAAGTGTCATCTAAATCAAAAATATATAAATCATACTCCATTATTCAATAATGCAATAATTAATATGACTATTTAGTAGCTGTTTAAACTTATATTTTGTTCCAATTGTTTCTAGCATTGCTAGTGTTTCGCCTGGAAAATGTTTATAATTTAATTCATCGAATGCAATAATAGAACCTTTTACCATTCTTGGTAGTAGTTTTTCTAGACATATCTTTGTCGGTGCATAAATATCTAGATCTAAATATAAAAGTGATATCATAATATGACTATGCTCATCTAGGAATGGTTGAATTGTTTTAGTTACATCTCCCTTAATTAATTCAACATTAGCAGGCACATATGTATAAGAATTATGAATATTTAATAAATCTATAATTTTATCATAACTATCATTGTTAAAATCCCCAATACTTGAATAAGAAGTATCATTCGATTCGGTTGATGGAAATCCACTAAATGTATCAAATCCATAAAATTCACGATATTTATACGTTTGCTCAAGAATATTATGAGAATGTACCAAAGACATTAGACCATTTCCTGAACATACTCCCATTTCGATTACGCATCCTGGAATATCCTTTATAAGTTTCATAAGTTCATATCTAGCTAGAAATCTCTGTATTGAGTTGATAGGAGTATATAGTGCAAAATCAGTAACACAAGAATTACTGCGTTTATCAGTTAAATTCGATATATAATCAAGCAGCTTATTATTTTCGTTCTTTTTAGCTGAAAAAACTATCCCTGAATCCTGCATTTTAAATTAGATAACGTTGAACTATTTAAATAGCATCTATTATCATTTCATTTTTAAATTCATCTCTAGCCAAGAATGGGTACATATCTTCAAATGGACGATTAGTAAATGTTCCGTCTTCGTTTTTTACTGCACTTAGACGCGGGTATCTTACTTGTGTACTGCACAATACCTCCAAAATAATTGGTCCACTATAATGTAAAAAATATTTCAAATTATCAGTTATATCCTCGCAATCTTTTAAAGCCAAGTATTCAATACCATATGCATTTGATATCTTTTGTGTATCTGGAAACGAAATACCACTTTCAATATCAACCCCAAACTTCGTGTTAAAAAAGTTTTTCTGTGTTATCTCAATTGCCCCATATGCAGAGTTATTGAATAGTAATATCTTAATTGGTAAATCATATTGCAGTATTGTTTGTAATTCTTGTATATTTAACTGAAAAGAACCATCGCCTAATATTGTAATCACCTTTTTATCCAGGTTACCGATTTGAGCCCCGATACTAGCTGGTAATTCAAACCCCATATCCCCTTGACTGCTATGTAAAAACTTGTCATTTGTTTTGACGTTTAACATATGCCAGGCATTTGTAACTATCGATCCAGATGATGCAATTGTAATCTTATCAGAACCTGCTAGGTTATAAAATTCTTTCAATACGGTGTATGGATTTAGTTTATTTCCTTCGATAATTGGAGGCGTTTCGAATAACCATTTTGATTTCCAGTGATTACATTTTTCTATCCAATTCGAAATATCTGGTATATTTGTTTCGAAACTATTAAAGAAATCTCTAATATTTATACTGTATTTTACATCATACTTCAAGTTATCTTTATTTATTTCATTTATATCGATGTCTATCATAACCTTTTTCGAGGCACGAGAAAACCAATCGGGTCGATATCCAACTATTCCCTGTGCCATTCTACATCCTAATGATATAAGCAAATCACAATTTTGTATTGCGAAGTTTCCGTGTCTATCGCCAATTAGTCCGACTTTTCCGATATTTAGTTCGTGTGATGTTTCGATTAAATCACTGGAAAGAATAGTGAATACGCAGGGTATTTTGTTTGTATTCAAGAAATTCTGTAGTTGCTCTTTACAATTACTCAATTTTACTCCGTTTCCGATTAATAACAAAGGTCTTGATGATTCAGATATTAATTTATATAGTTCAGAAAGATCAATTGAATTATAGATATAATTTTGTGCAGGAATTTGTGAAGGTATTCTATCAATAGCATAACCTTGAATATCGACCGGAATTGAAATCCATATCGGACCTGGACGTCCACTTATCATTTCAGTAAAGGCCTTTTCAAATACTTCAGGTACTTCATTGATTGATTTTATTTCATATGAAAATTTTGTAATAGGCGATACCATCGAAATAATATCACAATCTGCTCCAGAATAGTGACGCAGTTTAAGAGTATCTGAATTTAATGTTCGAATGGTTTCTGTCGATTTTGTTTGTCCCGAAATAAAGAATACCGGAACACTATCCTGGTGAGCAACTAAGCACGCAGAAATCGCATTAGTAGCTGCAACACCCGCAGTTGTACACACAACCGATGGTTTATTGGTGGATTTGCTATACCCAACTGCAGAATATCCACAGGCTTGTTCGTGGTGCTGATAAATAGAACGTATTTGTTTACTACGTCCAAATGAATCGTTCATATGCATAGCAAACCCACCAGTTATTGTGAATACGGTATCTACACCATTCTTTTCTAGAAATTCAACTACATAATCGCTGACGCGCATTATACAAAATACGCATTTAAATCTTAAATGACTAAACTTACTAAATGAAGTTCTTTATAACGGGTAGAAATGGGTTTATAGCTAAAAATCTGGCTATTCGCCTTGAGAAAGAAGGACACTTGCTAGGATTCTCATCTCAAGGAGATAATGTAACTCTAAAACTAACAGAATTCAAGCCCGATATAATCCTACACCTTGCAATGGAAGGACGGGACAATGACAATATGGTTCAATCAAACATCTTATTAACTCACGAAATTCTGGAATACTGTCGATACAATACTGTCCGTAAACTAGTTATATTCGGATCATCCAGTGAATATGGGCGAAAGAATCATTCAATCACAGAGACTGATCTTTTAGAACCAACAACTATGTACGAAGCAACAAAAGGTTCTGCTACATTACTTTCGAGAGCATATGCATATACATATGGTATAAAAACTGTTGTTATTCGTCCTATGTCAATTTATGGACCTCACGAAAAGCCATATAAACTAATGCATAAATTATTTGATAAAAACATACAATTTATGAATGAAGCATATCACGATTGGACTTATATTGATGATTTTGTAGAAGGAACGATGAAAGTAACTGAATATGAATCGGGCGAACTGTTTGATATTGTAAATATCGGATTGGGTGTACAGCGTTCAAACACAGATGTTCTTCGTATTACTGAAAAACTTATGAATCATTCATTCAATTTAGTGGAAGATAACACGCGTGGAAAGTCGTATGATTCAATGAATTGGGTTTGCGATCCGACTCATTTGAAAAACAAATATGGGTACGAATGCAAAACAACGTTAGAAGAAGGACTTAAGAAATATCACGATTGGTTTAACGGTGTATTTTAGATACCGAACTCAAGATAGAGTATTTCTTTGGAACTTGATTATAAATCTTACGTATAATTCTGTGACGAGACTGTTTGGTTTCAAGAATAGGCAGCTCGATATAAACCCCCGATGAAAGAAGCTTATCAACTTCGTTATTTATAAAACTAATATCGGTATCATCTACAATCATAACACCATTTACACTTAAAAGCATATCCGCATTATATATATCTTGTTTTACAAGTTGTTCGTAATGTCCACCATCGACGTGAACAACATCGTATGTGCCGACTACACCTGCGTTGTTAGATATATAGTTGGGCAGTGTTACTGCCGAGTCTCCCGTTATATAATTAAATTTAACACTTGGAAATATCGACGCTATATATTCTAAACAAGGAAACGTGTACTTATGATGGTTGATATCAAAAATACTGCATTCTATAGAGGGATTTGTATTTCCAATTAAAAGTAATAACATTGAGTGCCCTGCGTTGAACCCTATTTCGCATATCTTGGATTTGGCTTCTATACCGATATTTAACAAATTTATCTGTTTATTGGTATCATTTGATTTTATAAGATCTCCGTTATTGTTTGGATCAAGCTGACATTTATAAAAAAGATTTCCTTCAAGTTTGGAACCTGACCTTTTTACGATTACTTCTAAATTATCTACTACACTGTTGATTTTATCTGTATACAGCCGATATGTTGTTCTAGGATTGTTTTTGATATATTGGGACATCCGTGTTTCCGAGCCCGGCGCGTATTTGCCAGTTCCAAAATGCTTTGTAAAGCAATTATTCTGGTTGTATATATCCGAATCATATTCATAACACATTATCGGATTAAATAGTGTATTTGGAAGTATTGCACATTGGTTTGGAAACATATCTAATACATCCGATACCAGACCCGGTCCAGAATAGTTTCCGCGATCACAGATAATCATCGACGATATAGGATCATTCTTAATTCTTTCAACTGCGATTTTCATTACATTCATAAAGAAATCAGAATCTTTTGGTGCAACCATTAATGAGTTTTGCAGACGACATACGTTTAGAAATTCTGTGGGATGTTCAACAATACTCGCACGGCTGTGGTCTAATTGTTGATAAAACGAAGAGAATACTATAAAATCCATATCCGCATATATCCCGCCGAATTTATGTAGAAAACATAATCTTGCGAAATCAATTTTTTGAATCTTTAGTGGAAATTTTAAGAATGCACTGTAAGCCCACGGGTATGATTCTTTCACAAGAGAATCGATATCAGACTCATCATTCCACATAATATGCTGATATTCCGGTTCTGGAAAATGTGTCTTCCACGAATCATAACAATCAATCCATATTGGATGCCACTTCGTTTTATCTTCTGGAGCTATGTGATGTATTATTTTTGATATGCCTGACATATTGTATTATTAATATATATTAATTATAACTGTCTAAATGTAACCTGTAAGAACTCTTTAATGACTGAACAAACGTAGTCAATATCGTCGGTTGTCAGCCCGTGATGGCATCCTAGCAGAATACCATCCTTCATAATTCGATCTGCATTTTCGAACACCTCCAAATACTCACGATATGCAGGGTGACGAGTGATGTTACCCGAGAAGATTACGCGGGTCTGAATCTTACGATCTTCCAAATAGTTTACCAATGCGAGACGATTGGATACCTGGATGGGAAATGCTAGCCAGTTTGACTGCTTACTATCATCTGGAAGTATAACACCCTTTACATCTTTCAAATTTTCCATATAACGCTCAACATTTTTACGACGAATGTCTAGGAATGTTGGCAGTTTCTTCATCTGTTCAATCCCGAATGCAGCGTTCACTTCGGATGATTTGAAATTGTACCCCAAGCAGCCGTATAGAAACTTAAAATCGTACAGCATCCCGTCAACATTATGACAAAACCGTTCAGATACGTCTTCTACATTATTGCCTATGCGCCCCCAATCACGAAACATCGTTGCGCGCTTGAGATACTTCGTGTCATTAAACATAACCATACCACCAGAGCCACACGCAGTGATAACGTGACTTGAATAAAAACTGGTAATTGAAATGTCGGATTCGGGCGTATTCACCAGTGTATCTGCAGAATCTTCAAGTAATACGATATCTTCTCGTCCAATTACCTTAAGATGATTACGAATCGCCTTCCAATCTGGAGTGTTTCCGATCAAGTTTGGCAACATAATACCTTTTACATCATCTGTAATCTTATCGAACACTTGAGTTAGAGAAGAAACGTAGGTATTCAATTCCACGTCACAAAATACAGGAATACATCCAAGCTGGATAATCGGAGCAACTGTAGTTGAAAAAGTACACGCTGGTGTAATGATCTTTGACCCCTTCGGCAGATCCAGAGCGGCAAGAGCAAGCATACAAGCAGACGATCCGGAATTTACAAAAAGACCAAACTTCTTTCCGAAAAATTCAGACACAATTCTTTCAAACTCCTCTGTATACTTACCATTTCCCGCCAACCAGCCCTCTTTTAAACATTTATTAACAGCTTGAATCTCCTCTTCCCCATATGCTTCAAACTGATTAGGAGCGTACCAGATGTGTTTCATTATATATACTTATTCCAGATACCTTTTAAATAAATATACACGTATCTATGTTTTGTATACTCGTTTGATAGAAGATAATATGCTAAATTTTGGTGGTTCTGGACATAATCTTGTAACATTAATATCCCTCATATGTCGATTAAAATTTTCTATATTGTTAAATTCCAAATCAAATCGTGTAATTGTATAGTTTAGTGTCGGATACATAGTTTGAATGCAAGTGTGTAGTTCGGTTAAATTATGATCAAAATCTGTAATCAAGAAATTTATATGTTCTCCGGATGCAATATAGTGTCTAAAATTTTGAACGCGTCTATTCAGTTGTTCTATTAGTTTTTCAAAGTTATTTGATATATAGAAATTCTTGTCTTCTTCTGTGTGAATATACATTTTATACGGGCTATGTATTATAGACGGGCTTTCGTGATTATGTACGAAGTTGTATTTTTTATTTACAATTGTCGGTTCATTGTTTGATGTTGCATCTGGAACTAATGCAAACCATTCCGGATTTGTGAAATCTTTAAAATTGTCATACAAACATTGGATCACTCCCGGATAGTTGCAAACCATTAAATCGAAAGGACAGGTATTATACCCATCCTTTTTAGTAGAACGAAGACCTAATGAAGTTCCTCGTGTAGTTGTATAGCAATTCCAGCCAAGCGATATTCCTACTGTCATACTTATTAATTATACCAAAATTGAATGTTGGTATCAACGCTCAACTTTGGGTTTCCCCGTTTTATTTTTTATTATTTACATTACGCTTAGTTGCTGTACGCTAGACCACCCATACCGCTCATCACGCGGAGGACGTTGTAGTTCAGCGCGTAGACGCGCACCTGGGCTGTGCGAGAGCCAACCACCGTGTTGATCGAGACCGTCAGCTGGAGCGTCGCCTTGTCAATGCGGCTGAAGTTGCACGTGCCGCTCGGCTGGTGCTCCTCGGGGCGCAGGGCGAACGAGTACACGTTGATACCCGTGCAAGGCGTGCGGCTGTGGTGCTGGTAGGGCTGCACGCGGTCGAAGTAGGCACCCTCACGCTCCGTGAAACGGTCCTGGCCGTTGAGCTGGAGCTTGGCGACTTCAATGGGATTCTTGCCCTCGCAGCGGACACCGGAGTCGAGGATAACCTTGGCGAGCAGGTAGTTAACACCTGACTCGAACTCGTTGATACCGGCATTATCGAATACATCAGCACCAATGAGCGAGCTCGACTGCGTGGGACCCTGTCCGAGCACCGCAGTGGCCTGGCTCGCCAGGTATGAAGTACCACCAACGAGTCCAGCAGCGTTACTCGTTCCAGTCGTCTGCGAGAGCAGCGACATAATCAGACCCTCCGTGCTGAAGTCGTCGGAGTAGTTGAAAGGCTGGGGTCCGCCAACCGAGGCGATCCACGGGGGATTCGAGCAGTCGACGAACGAGTCGCGCTGCACCACCCAGAAGAGCTCCTTCACGGGGTGATTGAAGTTCAGCTGGATCTTGTTGGAAGACGACGTGATCGACTCAGCGCCAGTGTACTGCACCTGCTCGATGAGGTACTCGTGGCTCTGCTGGGCGAAGCGGCGGCGCTCCTCCGTGTCGAGGTAAACATAGTCGACGTACAGAGACGCGGCGGCGAGCGACTGCGCCGTAGCCGAAGACGCCGTACCTAAGTTCAGCTCGTAGTACGTGCAGTTTTGCCACGTCTCGAAGTCGACGTTGATGCGCACCTCGTGGTACTGGAGCGCGATCAGGGGAATCGCCAGACCAGGGTTGCGGCAGAACCAGAACTGCAGAGGAACATACAGCGTCTTCGCGGGGGTACCGCGGCGGGGGACGCAAGAGATCGTCGTCTCAGACGCGGCGCAAGTCGCATCAAGGTCAAGGCCAGTTCCGCGCTTGAGGAGAACTAGATCGTGAGTGTTACCGATGATCGAATCGAGGGCAGACACGGTACCGGCATCCGTAGACAGCTGGGTCCAGATCTGCATCCAGTCACCGTACTGGCGATCGATGCGCTGACCACCGATTTCAACCTCAACCTGCTTGATGAGGCGGTGACCAATGTACGAGAGCCAGCGGAAACCGGAAGTCGCATTTCCGTTACCGAATGTACCGGATGTCCCCGCGCGTAAGTCAATTGAGGGCAGCACAACCTGCACGTATGTCTTGTACATAAGATCGGCGTTACGGTTAATCACAGCCGTCACGCGCTTGTTAAAGTCGGCCTGGCCGTTGAAGGTGACTTCAATGGACTCCACGGCGAAGTTGGTATGGCGCTTGTACAGCACCTTCCAGAAGGTAATCTGGGGGTTACCCGAAATGTAGATATCCTGTGCACCATAAGACACTAGCTGCATAAGACCCAAAAACCCATACTGATAACTCCCTCCGAGTTATCAGTATATTTAAGCTCTCCTCCTTACACGGATGATATCGTGTAAAAATTCCTCTTAAATGTCTCCTCTCGGAGTGGTTGGACTGTATCTTAAGCCTGCGTACTCGCAAGCCCACTACCATTCAGTCTCTGAACTGCATCCATCGGTCGTAGACCATTAGGACTTGGCTGCGGATTATCCCTACTCATATCGTTTTTACCTTGCCACACAAGTTTCCCTGTGGTTCCGTCATCTCTTTTTTAAGGATGAGGTGGTAGATATAGTTTCCGGGACGTTCCCGCAATTTGATAGTGTTGCCCTGGTATATCATCGGACTAGCATTACCTTTATCGTAATACTATTGGCGGCAGTTCTTACCGCCCATTTTGTGTTTATGATATAAGGTTAGAAAATTTTATTTGGCAGTTTACCATCGCGCCCTCGACGACGAACTTTCGATGCTCGATCGCATCCTCCAATGTCTTATGCCAAGATTTGTGTTTAAAATCGTGTCTATTTATTCGAATCATAAACCCGTTGCTATATTTTGTTATATACAATTCTCCAGTTGTTTTGTTAGTAGCCCAAGCAGTACCTTTTCTATTTGAATTGTTCTCTTTTTTATCTACCCATCTCAAGTTAGTGTAGTGGTTATTTGTTACATTTCTATCTATGTGGTCTACTTCAGATTTTACACCGTCATCTGGGTTATGACAGAAGGCAGTGGCAACTAATCGATGCACTCGGAACCAATATTTCTTTCTATCCCCCAATTTTCGCAATCCTATATGTTTGTACCCGTCTTTATCTGCATTCGGAGTAAGTATCCGTTTGAATTTCTTACTCCGAACATCACCATAGTCACTTATCTCATACGCAAAGTCCGGTATATCTTTCCATTCAGTCATTTTTGTTATTACAACATTCTATGTGTAAAATCCGTTTCACTAAGTATAAATGAACGTGTGGTTCGTGCCGACCGCGAATCCCATTTTGAACACTTTCCTGCGTTCGATAGTATTAATTTTGATTATGGTATTTGGATTGAATAGCAGTTGGTACTCGGCATATTGGGGTGCGATTATCCACGACACCATTTCGCTGGTGCTTATTTATCCCTACGTCTAGGTTCGCGGATGATTTTCGAGCTGCAGACCTGTAGAACCAAATCCACCGGATCCGCGCGAATCAGGGGGAGATGGAAGATCGTCAGTTAGCACAATACGATTCCAAGGGAGAAAGTTGTGCTGGCAAATTTGAAAAAGGCGCGCTCCAGCATCATATCGCATAGTGGTTTCTTCCCCGGGATTCAAATTATCAGCCATCGCCTTAACTTCACCACGATACCCTGCGTCAATCAGCCCGATCGAGTTACACAAACGAAAAGATGTTTTGTAAATAGAAGAGCGAGGCAGAAGTAGGCACGGTGCAGGAGTCCCATCCGCCAAAGTAGCAGCTACGTTCACACCCAGTGAAAAAGGTACGACCTTCTCACTCATATTAATATTTGTAGGAATTAGAGGAATATCGAATCCAGAGTCAGTAAACCGATGATTCTGGATTTGCGTTTGAATCATATCGCGTAGTTCTGGATTGGAGGTGCGAATATATAGCGTCATCTTACCTACTATACTCGCGTTCAGTTTATATGCCTCAAGCATACCGGAAGATACTTATCGGATCCACCAACATCAATTTGCGGACCACTGTTGTCGTTTTTGCGAGTGAAGGGTGCCAGAGTTCCGTCTTTACAAATCATACAATAGGCGTTCAATTTTGTAACATTTGTTGCAAACGGAATACAATTGAGAACTTCACCAAATGGTTCTTGTCTGGCATCCCCGTCTAACCCGATGATAAGAATATCACGCTTGAAAGATTTGAGAGTATATACCACAAAATTAAGAAGTCCCTTGAAGAATTGAGCTTCCTCGATAACAATACAATCATTGTTTGTAATTTCTTGTGTAGGCGCAAGTGGTCTCCCAACATCCCATACCATACACGGGAACTGTTCTTTATCGTGTGTGATCAGAACACTGTTTTGTGAATATCGACGATCAATATCCGGCTTGATTACTACAACTTTCTTACCAATAGCAGTCTTGCGACGCACATACGACATTGCGTGACTCGACTTACCAGAAAACATAGGTCCCAGAACAATATCGAGTGACATCTTGCTGATAGGTACTCTGGTTAAAAATTATTATTCGTTTTACACACTATTTTGAGAAACTAAGTATGAAGTCATTTGAGGATATATGTTCTAAGCGATACTTGGGAATCGTCCTAATCTTCGACCCGACGAACTATATTTACGATACAGATATTCAGTGGGTAGCAGATCCTCGTGTATTTGAAATGAATATGGATGTTTGGAATAAAATTATCAAAACAGATGATGATATACTATGCATACGTGTACAGCACGATCGAACATTTGAGTCGGGAAACGCTACATATGATATTGAAAGTCAAATATTGAGAATAGCAAGTCCAGTTACTCCATCATATGGGCATACAAATTACGCAATGAATATAACACTCAACGCATTTGATATTATACGAAAACATTTTAAATACGACTTTCTAATAAGATCAACTACAAGCTCCTTTTGGATTTTATCTAGATTAAAAAATCTACTAAATTCATTAGATTCTACAAATATATACAAAGGAAGTAAACAATTTCATAATGGCATAACTGGTTCGGGATTTATATTATCGAAGGATGTTGTAGATGTATTTTTAAATCACGAACAAATACTGCGACAAAGTGATGTGGCAGACGATGTTACATTTTCTGCATTAGCAAATGCACTTGGTATTCCGTTGCAAGATATGGAAATTTGTAATATTGAATTTCCAAATACACCAAACGTAGATGAAATGATAAAAAACACAACTGCTTGTCACTTCCGAGTGAAAAGTTCTGAAAATAGGCTAGAAAACGATACGATTATCTTTAATAAAATTTATAATCATTATTATACAACATTTACATCTTTTAAGTAATACGCGTGTATTTCGGTCTGATTTAGATATATATTGCGCTATAACGATAAATGTTTGATATTGATAGGTCTATTATTAACAATGTGACTCCACTGTGTGTTATTATGGAAAAATATGGCAGTGATAAAGGTAGTACTAGACCATCCAAACATAATTATACGCAATTATATCATTCGCTGTTCAGTGGGCACGTTAATTCAGCTATGAAGCTTCAGCGATATATAGACACAAATCTCAGGGTTAAAATGAAGATAATACCTGATTGTAAATGGGCAAACGTATTATATAAAATATCTACCCGAACACCATACGCGGGACAATATGCATAGCCTCTAGCTCCTGTGCCCACAATTTGGCAGCATACGGGATCGTCTTCAGCTCGAAGTCAGTTTGAGATCCACACGATCCACAGTGGTAGATGTTCTCCTTCTGATTCATTACTGCAATTGTGCCACAGCCCTTACAGAATCCAGTCGTGAAAGGATCGCTTACATCCATCAGGCGTTCTTTCGTGAACATTGCAGCACCGTGAGAAATCATACAATCGCGCTCCATCTCCCCAACTCGCAAGCCACCATCTCTGCTGCGACCCTCGCAAGGCTGTCGAGTCAGCGATACAATCGGACCGCGGGCACGTGAATGCGCCTTATCTTTCACCATATGCTTGAGGCGCTGATAGAACGTGGGTCCCATAAAGATTTCAGCTTCCATCATCTCACCTGTCTGTCCGTTGTACAGCAGCTCGTTGCCATAAGGATGCATCCCCAGCTCAATCAGATGATTTCTCAAATCCTTCTGTGACAGATGCGAATACGGTGTTCCATCGCCCAGAGTTCCTTTCGTCGCACAAATCTTTCCGAACATTGTTTCCATCAACTGCGCAATCGTCATTCGTGACGGGACGGCGTGAGGATTCATAATCAAGTCCGGTCGCATTCCACTTGCAGTGTACGGCATATCCTCCTCATTTAGCAGGATACCACACGTTCCCTTCTGTCCGTGGCGTGAACTAAACTTATCACCAATTTCAGGCACACGCTCGCTTACCACTCGCACCTTTACGAATGGATATCCGTCCGAATTCTTGTCCTGCCACACGCCATCCACGCGACACGCCTCTGAATTCTTGTGAGTAGTCGATGAATCTCGATATGCATACCCGTTTGGATCCTGCTTCAAGTTTGTAACTTTTCCGATAACAACATCATTTTCCTGCAGCATAGTACCCACCGCTGGTAGACCGTTGTCCTGAATCGCTTGGTACGACGACGTCTTGAATCCGCGAGTGGTTGATCTATTTGGTTTCATAAACTTTTCCTCCTTGCCACTCGTTACGTTACGATGTTCTTCATCCTTGTACATCGTATAGTACAGGCTTCGGAACAGCCCGCGATTTACTGCCGACTTGTTCAAGATGACTGAGTCCTCCTGATTGTATCCGCCATAAATACCAATTGCGACGATTGCATTGGTGCCAAACGGCATTTCGTGGGTATTCAGGATGTTCATAATCCGCGTCTCTACGAACGGACGCTGTGGCTGGCAGTAAATGTAACCATTTTTATCGAGGCGTTTTGCGTAATTTCTCGCAAAGATACCGACTGCCTGCTTGCCCATAGCAGACTGGTACGTGTTACGGGGCGACTGATTGTGATCGCTCATTGGGATACTCGAAGCCATATGTCCGAGAATCATCGTTGGATGAACTTCGCAGTGAGTGTGATTTTTTGTGATATCCTTTGGGAACATCGCAACCCGGACTGTTTCTGATTCAGACGAATCGATAAATTCGACACAGCTGTTTACCCAATCGTTCCAAACATCAGATGCAGGTCCCGTTAGCATCTTACCACCTTCCACTCGGAATAGAGGGCGGACAAATCGTCCTCCGTCCGACTCGATCGAAATTTGGTGGTGCTGAATATTCCACGCGATACTTGTGTGAGGGTGAAGCCGGAACGAGCGCTTGGCTTCCTTCAAAGTTGCGTGTACGCTAACCGGATCACGCGTATACGCCACAATTACTCCGTTCAGAACGATAGATGTTCCCGCATATGAAACTGGCTTCTGTATCCATTCAATTTTATCGATGCTATTGAGAACATTCATTGTAACAGCCGATGGAGTATGCTGCGTAATCGATGTCAACATAGACAACGCCTTCACAATACCAACTGAATGTCCTTCCGGTGTTTCTACCGGACATACATACCCCCAACTGGTTCCGTGCAGCTTACGGGGTGCCAGTAGCTTACCGGATTTTTCTACGGGAGTTTGGATGCGTCGCAAGTGGCTGACTGTTGCAAGGTACGACAGTCGATTGAGAACTTGGGAAACACCGACCTTCGTTGCATTCGACAAGCTGGCAGAACTGGATGTGCCGAGACCCTGTACCGTAAAGTTCCCAGTAGCAAGTGCCTGCTTGAGTTTGCCTTCGATAGTCGACACCTTCAGGATCTTGTACAAATTATTGACATTTAGAACATCGAGTGGCTGAGGATCACCCTTCTTCCAAGTATCGTTATTTACTTCGTGTACGAACTTTCCGCGAATGTCTTTGCATACCTTCTGGAACAGCTGGCGGAAAAGATGTGTCAGCAGCGACCCAGTTGTGACAATTCGTTTGTTAGGATAGGAATCGCGATCGTCGATAGGAGTTTCGCCCTGCTCTGTGCGAATGAGACGACGAACCATCGAAGCCGTCAGGATAAGCTTGCGAGCCTCAAGTGTTTTCAAATTAGATGTGTCACCCCCAAAGCGAACGTGTGGCAGGTACTCAGTTTCCAGCAGTGTTCGCACGTATGCCTTCTTATCTTCGTGTGTTGTTACGTATTGCAGATGATTTGCTAGGTACGCAATTGCATCATCCTGTGTATAAATATTCAAATCCGAGCACTCCTTGAAAGATGCCATCAAACAATCTGAATTCTTATCCCCCCAAATAAGCTTTGCAATATCTTCGTCGGTCTCCATTCCTAGAGCGCGAAAGAATACAATCATAGGCACATCCTCTCGGAAACGGGGAACGCACATCATCAATGGGTACCCAAGACCATTGAATTTCGAGCTAATGCGAATTTCGAGCTTTTTGGGAGGAGTTGTAAATGATTCGTGAAGCGACTTGATTTCAACGGAGTACGTATACTTGGACGCCGTCTTCTTGTTGAAGAAGACCATAATACGATTATCTGCCACTTTCTCCTGGCACAGAATCGTACGTTCACTTCCGTGGATGATGAAGTAACCGAGAGGATCATTTGGGCACTCTCCCATTTCCTCGCGACTCATAGGGTAGTCGTTCAGGATGCAGAGAGAAGATCCGAGCATCACAGGAATCTTCCCAAGCGACACGCCAGAAAACACTCGAACCGCATCTTCAAATTCGGTTAGTCCACTGCCTCCGTACGTTCGAGCAGTAAAGCGAACGTCGCAGAACATTTGGGCAGCGTATGTAAAATTTCGAATACGCGCTTCCTGTGGGAACATAGGCTTCACACGCCCAGTTGCCTCCTGGATACGCGGTTTCATATATGTGATGTTTTCAAACGACAGACGGAATTCATATTTATATTTTTTGATAGTCTCATCAAACTCGTGCCACACAACGATGGGTGCAGTTGAAGAAACGATTAGAGGTAGTTTATTACGAATGAAATCCTCGAACGACTCGATTTGGTGCTCCACCAGCCGAGAAACGCCTTGCGTGCTGAAATACGATTTAATAGCAGACCACTCCATCGTATTTTGGTTGATACACGTTCTACGTAAATCAAATCTTGATTCGTTTTCAAAGAGAAGATGAGTTCTCCGACACCCGAGGTAAAAATTACAAAACTCGACACAGAAGCTCCGAGTCCTCCGAAACAGGGTGCAAAGCGAAAAACAATGCGAACGTATCCCCGAGGTGTACTGAAAGTAAAGGGAGTGAAGGATCCTGCAAAGTCTCCGCCGCTCAAGAAGTCTGCGCGGAATCATACCATTAAAATTATGACCGATGTCGGAAGTCGCAAACATCGGAAGACAGTTCGCAAACGTTTAGCAAAAATGAGTCCTGAAAAGGTTAAGTCGTTAGCCGATAAATATGGGTTGCTGAAAAATAAAAATACTCCACCTGCATTGATGCGCGATATGGTAGAAGGCGGTGTTATAGCGGGATTCATTTCCCTCGACTAAAACAACATGACTGCTATATGGGGACCACTGGGATGGATGTCCCTCCATTCGGTTTCAATTATATATCCAGACACACCGTCTGAAGCAGACAAGCAGATACTGAAGCGATACATCGATTTATTTCGAGATACAATATCGTGTCCCTATTGCCAGTCGCATTTCTCCACAATGTTAAATAATTATACACAAGAACATCCAGAATGGACAAATAGTAAATTTGATTTTTTTCTGTTTGTTGTTCGGGCACATAATACAGTGAACAATCGCCTGAGCAAGCCCAAACCCGGGACTGTTCAGGAATGTTTAGATACATACAAACGTAATACACAAATTACACCCGGAATAGTATACCGTCAAAAATATTTAGAGTACTTGAATCGAAATTGGTCGAGAGAAATGAGTGGGGAGTCCTTTATGCGACTCTCGCAAGTTCGTGAAATGCGTCGTATAACCGATGAATACTGGAACAAGAGAACAGATGAGTCGACGTCAATGTTCAAAATGTCAGCTAACGTACTTGCTTTGATTAATGAACACGGTCCCGGTGGACCACCGAGTGCACCAGGTAGCCTGTCATATGCTGCACATAATGTGATCAAAATCGGGTTCAAAGGGGGGAAACTGAGGTTAAAGATGTAGAAGGGCTCCACGGCAACGAAATACGCGGCTTCATTTCCCAATCGTGGCGTTTCATCCAAGGGTGGCGAGTTTCACTGTAAATTTCATCTGGGAATTTCATTAATTTTTTTGCTCCACGGATCGATCTACTCGGTAGAATAAATTGAAGTTGTTGTGCAACTCCAAACGTCTTTTCACCTGGCTGAATTGACGTTTCGGGGAATTTCATAATTGATATTACCAGTGGTGCATCGGGATATGGGTATACCCAATCCCAGTTGAGGGGCGTATTCGTTCTGAAATAATGAAGAGTCCAATGAAACGTTTTCCAAAATGCATCAACTACCTTTTCGGTATCAGACACACCGTCCATAACGTGGAGGTAATACTGTCGCTCAAAGTTAGTGCCATCTCTTCCGAAAATACCCTTTTCCTCCGGGCGTCTGCGTAGTGAAATTCGCTCTTTCAATACGGTCAGTTCTTGCTTTTCGGCTGTTTCTAAAAATATGTCACGTCCCTCAAATTCAAGCAAATTCGGATTCCCTGCTTTTTCATAAATTTCGAGTGCACGTTCGTATCCCCCTTCTCGCAGTGAAAACATCCCCAAATTTGGCATAAAATCATTTCCAAAGCACATAATGCCCAGTGCAATATACTGATCGATGGGAATTGGAATTTCTTTCAGCAGAGATTGAATACTCAAGTTTGAAAATTCAGCTTCAGCGAGTTTTGGATCGTTAAATTCCCCCGATTCGCGTAGAAGAGTCATTGATTGGCTGACACCCGAATGCTGGAGGCAGATTAGGATAAGGTCTGCATCCAATCCATAAATAGTACTTGTTCTGCGTTCAGATTCTGGCAGCTTACGTATCATATGAAATAGTTTATGTTCACCTTCACCTTCCTCACCTGTCCCGCTGATTGTGGCTAGAGGAAATCTGGACGCCAATGCCTGCTCCAGTTCTTTCATATACGGGGTTCCTGGGGAAATTTGATTACGATCGAATACGGTTGATGTACTTTCGGGCGTACGCATGCGACGGTAGCGCTGTTGTACAATTTTGGAATATGGAACAACACCATCCATTGCAATCAGTACGTGTTTTGGTCTGCAAATTTCGTTTACGATATGCTCAAATGCATCTACAACCGATTGAATGGGATTATCTTCTTTTAGGTATCGATGAATCAAGCAATTAAAATCAACCCCCAGCACATCTACATCGAGACGTGTTTTTACGGGACGTGTGATTCCACGATGCGATTTGATAAGCGATGCGAAGTAAAAAGGAATCCCCATTGTGTGTTTTGTGCTCGATGAATGAAAACTCTTGACATAACAAAATGATAACTTGGATTTGGATAGCAGTTGCGGTAGTTGTTGCAGTTTTGTATGCAATGTCAGTTTCTGGAAAAATACAAGTTGCACCCCCAAAGTCCGGGTGCTCGCAGTGTCCTAATAAGAAAACAGAATAGATATAAATGCAAGGTCAATGCGGCGGTCGCCGAATCACTCGCGTTGGATATATTCGCCAAGCACATACGCGACGTGCGTTCACTCGTAAACCTAATGTTCTGGTAAAACGCACAACTGTGAAACGTGCACGTGTGCCGTCTGTTCGGATAGAGGATCGCGGTGCTCCTGGTAAGTGGTCTGACAAACACGGTCCAGGTATTGGTAAACTAAAGCCAGGGGGTTTGACCAAACACGGGTACACAGTCCGAAAGCGTATGCCGGCTCGCCATCGTGCCCTTCGTAAGTCGGTTCACAAAAATGGTGCGTTATCTACATTCCGTAAACTAAACGCCGTAGCGGTGTATAGTCGTCGCACCGATAAGGATGCAAGTCAAAAATACACTGCCGATCGTAACTGGGTAAAGAAAACCTTTATGAATAAGTAAATAAATGGAGTTAGGTAGTCTGCTTATATCAACAATCCTATTTGCTGCATTCGTCCCGGGTGTGCTTGTTACTCTTCCCAGTGGAGGAAGTAAGGGGACTGTGTTAGTTGTTCACGCTTTGTTGTTTGCATTGGTCGCCAGTTTTGTAATGAGATTGTACTGGGG